CTATTTCAATCGAACAATTGAGCCGATTGTTGATGCGATTATCGAAGCAATGCAAAGAGCGTTCCTTGGGCCCCATGGTACGCAGAAGGATGAACGGATCTATTACTTCCGAGATCCGTTTAAGCTTGTTCCTGTTAATGAGATTGCTGAAATTGCTGATAAGTTCACTCGTAATGAGATTCTAACAGCAAACGAGATCAGAGGATTTATGGGAATTCCTCCATCCGATGATCCTAAGGCAGATGATTTGAAGAACAGTAACATGCCTCAACCAGAAGAAAGTTCGGGGCCTAGCTCTCTTGAAAGGAACAGTCAAAATGGAAGCTGATTTCAGCGGCTATGCAACTAAGGCTGGGCTGAAGTGTTCTGATGGTCGTACCATCATGCCAGGGGCATTCAAGCACCAGGACAAGGCGAAGGTTCCGCTTGTTTGGCAGCATGGTCATACTGATCCTGAGAACGTGCTTGGCCACGCCATTCTTGAGAATCGTGAAGATGGCGTCTACACGTATGGTTTCTTTAATGGTTCTGCTAAGGCAGTCCATGCGAAGGGTCTTCTCGACCACAAGGACATTACAATGCTCTCTATTTGGGCTAATGAGCTCGTAGAGCGTGCTGGTAAAGTCCTTCATGGAGCGATTCGTGAGGTGAGTCTCGTTCTTTCTGGGGCTAACCCTGGCGCTCTTATCGAAAACGTTACAATCCGCCATTCCGATGGCAGCGATGACACTCTTGATGACGAAGCTATTATCTACTCAGGTCTTGAGCTTGAGCATGCTACTGGTGATGATGAGAATGATGAGAATGATGATACCAATGATGCCGATGAAGAGACTGTTCAGGAAGTTTATGATTCTATGAGCGATAAGCAGAAGCAGGTTCTTCATTTTATGCTTGGTCAGGCTCTTTCTGAGACTGCCGATCTCCAACAAGATAATGTCGACGACGATTCCGCCAATTCCGATCAGGAAGGTTCAACAATGACCCGTAACGTTTTCGAGAAGGGCGATCAGGAGACTTCGTCGCCAGTTCTCTCGCATGCGGATGTTGAGGGCATTGTCGCTGATGCGACGAAGAATGGCTCACTGAAGCAAGCTGTTGAGAATTATGCCCTTGCTCACGGCATTAATCAGATTGATACGCTGTTCCCAGAAGCTACGGCTCTGACGACTGCTCCCGAGTTCTACTCTCGTCGTACCGAATGGGTCAATTCGGTTTTGAATGGCGCTCGCAAGAGCCCCTTCAGTCGAGTGAAGACTCACTGGGCGGACCTCACCTATGACGACGCTCGGGCCAAGGGCTACATCACGGGTGAAGTCAAGAAAGAGCAGTTCTTTGCGACTGCACGCCGAGAGACCAACCCGCAGACCGTTTACAAGAAGCAGAAGCTTGATCGGGATGATATTCTCGACATCACTGACTTCGATGTTGTCGCCTGGATGAAGGGCGAGATGCGGGTCATGCTCGATGAGGAAATTGCTCGAGCGATTCTCATCGGTGATGGTCGTCCAGTTGACGATGAGGACAAGATTCTCGAGGATCGGATTCGTCCTATTGCCACGGATGACCCCATCTTCACCATTCAGGTTCTCGCTGATGTTCAAGGCGTTGCGCCTGCTGGTGCGGGGAACCTTGTCGATGCGGTCATTGCGTATCGTTCACTGTATCGTGGTACTGGCCTTCCGACCATGTACACGAATGAGCGTCTTATCGCTCAGTTCATGCTGATGAAGGATACTTTGGGACGTCGCATCTACAGCTCGTTGGATCAGGTTGCTTCCGAGATGCGTGTTTCTGCGATTGTTCCGGTTGAGGTGTTCGATGACGACCCGACGCTTCATGCCATCATTGTGAACATGAACGATTACAACATCGGTGCTGATAAGGGTGGTCAGGTCAGCCTTTTCGATGATTTCGATATCGATTACAACCAGTACAAGTACCTCATCGAGACCAGGCTTTCCGGTGCGTTGGTGAAGCTCAAGTCGGCCATTGTTATCAGGGAAGGTACCTTTGTGCCTCCGCCTGCTGGTCCTTATCACATCATTTCTCCTGAGCCGCCTAACGCACGACAGAGCGTTCCGCCTGTCCACGGTTCACTTCCAGATGCTGCAGTTGTGGCAGGTGCTACAGCTCCTGCTCCTGAAGAAGAGCGAGCTTAATTCAACAAAGGAGTTAAGATGGCAAGATTCCACGGAGAAGTCGGCTATGCTGATTCCGTAGAAACTCCTGAAGGTTCTGGTGTGTGGGAAGATATTATTACTGAAATTTCATATTATGGAGATGTTATTCGTGATACACGTAAATTAGAACCAGGAGAGACTCTCCACGACGATATTAAAGTTGGTAATTCTATCAGTATCGTTGCGGATGACTATGCCATCAAACATTTCTTCAAGATCAAGTACGTTCGATGGGCGGGGACTCTTTGGACTGTCACAAATGTTGAAGTCAGGAGTCCTCGTCTCATCATGCATTTAGGGAGCGTATACAATGGCCCAACGCCTTGAGCTCCAGTCTCTGTTGCTAGATATTTTAGGAACAGAGCATGTGTATTTTCAGCCACCACCTACAATTATAATGGAATATCCGTGCATTGTCTATCAGCGAGATTACGTGCAAATTAATTATGCTGATGATTATCCATATAAGCACAGAAAACGCTACTTAATCACAATCATCGATAGAAATCCGGATAGTGATATTCCAGATAAAGTGGCTCAATTACAAATGTGCGTATTTGATCGATTTTATACAGCCGACAACCTCAATCACGATGTCTACAAACTTTTCTTCTAAGGAGAAAGCAAATGGCCGCACTTGTTTGGGATCAGATCGGTGAGCGTTTCTATGAAACGGGCGTCGATCACGGAGTGCTCTACATTCCAGACGCTTCTGGCGTTTATGCCGAGGGTGTTGCATGGAATGGTCTTGTCAGTGTTACCGAGTCTCCGACAGGAGCCGAAGCTACTGCTCAGTATGCTGACAACATTAAGTACCTGAACCTCATCTCTGCCGAGGAGTTCGGTGCGACGCTCGAGGCGTTCACCTATCCTGAAGAGTGGGCTCAGTTTGATTGTCTTGCGGTTCCTAGTGATGGCGTCTTTGTTGGTCAGCAGCCTAGGAAGATGTTCGGCCTTTCTTATCGTACTCGAGTGGGTAATGACATTGAGGGCGATGCGTATGGCTACAAGCTCCATCTCGTTTATGGTTGTATTGCTAGTCCTTCGGAGAAGGCTTACAACACCATCAACGATTCGCCAGAAGCCATTACTTTCAGCTGGGAAATTTCTACAACTCCTGTTCCTGTGACCGATTACAGCCCAACCTCACTCATTGTGGTTGATTCGGGAATCGTAGACGCCAGTGCCCTCGCAGACCTCGAGGCTCTTTTGTATGGGAATGGGGCAGGACCTACGCTTCCAATGCCGGATGAGGTTGTTGCTCTCTTCGGTGGTGCCGGAGGGGCTGTTGCCACTGGCGCTACTGCCGGTACTCCTGGAACGTGGACGCCTGGTGGCTCAACTCCGCCTGCTAATAATGCTGGTGCCATGGCTGGCGTTGTGGCTAGTCCTAATACTGCGTGGACGACTGGGCAGTACGTTCAAACTGGGACTGTGGGTGTTCCTGGTCAGACGCATTGGGATGGTTCTGGTTGGGTGGCCGGTCCAGCATCGTAATCGACATAGGAGTTTAGAGAATGCTCAATCTTATCATTGAAGGAACTGAATACTATAACGAAGAAACAGAAACTTTCGAATCTGTTGGAGACGTTGAATTAGAGTTAGAGCATTCTCTAATCTCCCTGTCAAAATGGGAGTCAAAATTTCAAAGACCTTTTCTGAGCAAAGATGACAAATCTATCACTGAGATTCTTTATTACGTAGAGTGTATGATTCTTTGTGAAGATTACCCAAAAGATGTCGTGAGTCGATTTACTCAGAAAAACATCGATCAAATTAATGCATACATCGAGTCAAAAGAATCCGCGACTACATTCGGCAAGATGCCAGAGCAGAAATCTCGTGGAGAAGTTATCACTTCTGAATTAATATACTATTGGATGGTAGCTTTCAATATTCCATTTGAATGTGAAACTTGGCATCTTAATAGACTTTTCGCATTGGTTCGTATTTGTAACATTAAAAACACTAAGCAGAAAAAGATGTCGAAAACTGAAATTGCAATGAGAAATCGTGAACTTAATGCGGAACGTAGAGAACGTCTTGGGACTCGAGGGTGATTGGAGGTTAAACTTCATGCTTACTTGGGATCTAGTTGGTGAGAAGTTCTATGAAACTGGTATTAGTAAAGGCG